GATTGTTCAGGGTTTGGATACTTTTTTTAATTGTCCCAATATCTCCTGTTAGAGTGGCGACAGTATCCCATTCTAAACCTTTTACGCTTTTTAAAAGCTTGCCAACTCGCGCGCACGCGTAGCAACACAAAAAAAACGAGACTGATGCTAGTATAACGCTCAAATATAACAAAACTTGATTCATATTGTTACAATATATTACAAAATATTATTAGACAAGCATAATTTGCATCTTTACGCTAGATTTTTGAGGACTAGAGGGGGAAGGGGATAGGACACGCCCCATCTAGCGCACACACAGCGCTTAAGTGGAGGTGTGGAAGTCGAAAAGGTAAAAAAGGAATCCACACAAGGTGTGGATAACTCATATAAGTACCTGAAAAATAAGAATATTTTAGATTATATTAAATTTTTTAGCTAGGATTTGTTAAATTACCGCTTATATCTGCGATTTGCTTACTAACTATAACATTTTTTATATTTGCATCAGTTTCACTGAGTAAACTTTGACCAGCGGGTAAGAATATTACAAAATCAAATGGTATTACTGCATTTTGAGCAGTAGTTCCTGTTGCATATACAAAAACTTGCTTATCTGTAGTGCCATCAGTCAATTTTAATACACTACTACCAGTGCCAGATGCATTAACAGTACCAAATATTCTGTAATAACCAGTATTATTTACAATTGTAATTGTTTCACCAGATGTATTAAATGATGTAATGTCATTTAAACTAAGAGCTGTTTGCAAATCTTGTCTAACATTACTGCCCTCGGCACTTTCAGTAAGATCTATAATCGGTACGATCTGCGTAGACGCTGATAAATCAAAACCAGCTCCAGCACCGCCCTGTGTAGGTAGTAATTGCCTAATTTTATCTTCTAGTTCTTGGCTATTTATAAAATATTCTTGAGCCATGTTAACCCCCGATAAATATTCCGCACCTAATAGTTCTAGTTCCAGAAGTATCGTTAGTGAACCTTACAAGTACTCTATTTCGTTGACTACCTGTAGTTATTAAATCATTATTTGTATATGATCCAGATAAGACACCAAAAGGCTGACCTGTCACTAATGCAGGGACAGACACATCTTTGGAATATTCAGCATTATTTACCGAAACATTCAAAAAAGTATCGGCTGTTGCAGTTGTTCCAGCTGTGTCTACAGCACTGGCAACTCGTAACCTTACATTGCCGTCTACAAACTCGTAGTTTGTATTTGCTAATATGTTATCTGATGTTGCACCAGCTGCTAAAGTTAATGTTTTTTGTACTAATGGCATTAATTTCTCCTAGTTTTTTATTAAAGTTGTACTACTTGCACGTCTCATAGCTGGTCTGCGCGTTGTACGCGCCATACTTGTAGCTTCTTTGACTTGCTTCTCTAAAGACTTAAACCTATTGGTTGTGCGTCTAAGATTTCTTACCTGGGCTTTAGTAATAAAAGCGCCATCATTTCTAAATGTTCTGAGTAATAACTGAACTACGTCTCCACTCGTAATATTTTGACCACCGGATTGTGATAAAAACGATGCGGCCCCATCTATGCCCATAAAATTAACTAACTGTCGAACTCTAGCTTTATTTCTTCTTGATTGAGTTAACACTGGTTTCATTCGGCTAGTATCTGATCCGCCAAATAAACCTTGGCCTATTGCTACGCCAACGCCTGTTCCTGTTGCAACTGGACCGCCTAACACTCTTCCAGCCTGTATTAATGGCGCTAAAAAATTACCTATACTTGCTGATGACGTCATTCCGTTCCCTCTTCCAACGTTTATTATGGATTGTTGTTGACTACCTGATCTTGATGTTTCTTGCCTAGTTAATAAATCCTCAGGTCTTGGTGTAGGTAATGCAGACTGCTCTAATGGTTGGTCGGCTGTTCCGCCTCCAGCTAAACTACTGGTTGCGTCGCCAATTCCACCTCCAATTTTTCTTCCAATTTTAGCGCCTGCAGGTCCACCTATAAAATTTCCAGCAACTTCTCCTACATCGCCTAACACTTGTTCTGAACTTCCTAACCCAAAGAACTTTCCAAAATCTCCTAAAAAAGCCATGCTGTATTATCCTCCAAATTGTTTGTTATTGATGTCTGTTACATTAGTTTGCTGTTTTAATGCGTATTGTAACAATTCATCGTTTAATTTAGGGGAATTTAAACCATTTATGCGATTGTTCAGGGTTTGGATACTTTTTTT